GGTTATACTTGAAAAAACTGAATTTGATCCCGTAGCGCCATTATTTGATCTGGAAGTTGCACCTGCTCCACCACCACCAACGGTAATTGAATAAGGACTTGCTGTAACTGTTATTGGAGTAGATCCATCTAATGGAGATGCAGTATACGGAGTTATAGGAGATTTATTTTCTCGAAATCCTCCAGCACCACCACCTCCTGATCTACAAGTTCCTGCACCAGCACCACCTGCAACAACTAAATATGATACTTCATTGTTGGCAGCAACAGGAGCTAGAGAAGCAACACAAAATGTTCCTGGAGCTGTGAAAGCATGAATTTTGTCATTACCACAAGTAGTTACTGAGTTACCACCAGTAGCAACTATATAAGATGATCCTTTTATCGTAAAATCATTATCTTGAACTGATTTCCACCCTACTGTTGAATCCACATATACAAAAGTTACACCTTGTCCTTCTGTCTCCAGTCTTATACTTTCACCAGCTTCACCAGCATTAATTTTTTCTGAACCATTTGGGGCTACTGTTAAAGCATATGTATCAAAAGTTAGTGCATAATCTTGAACTGAAATTATTGATCCAGCGACTCCTGCTGGTAAATTAATTGTTATAAGACCAGCTGTGGTATTCATAAAATAACCTTTGCCTGTAACCCCTGTTACTGGAGAATCACCTGTAACTTTTGGAGTGGTTATCCAATCTACTGTACCTGTTCTACCCATTCCAGAAGTAGTTACACCTGTTCCAATAGCGATAGTATCTCCACTATCTCCTAATGTAACAGTTCCACACGCTGTTCTTGGACTAATTTTATTTACTTTTACTTCACTCATTATTGAAATCTATATCTTATAACTACTACGCCTGATCCACCTGCACCACCATTACCAGTCGGTGGGTAATTTCCACCACAAGAGTTTCCACCTCCACCTCCACCAGTATTAACTGTTCCTGCAACACCTACTTGATTTTTTCCACCTTGTCCTCCGCCACCAGTACCACCAGCACCACCTGTTGGACTTGGTCCACATTGATTTCCTCCGCCACCACCACCTGCGTATGCTGTTGGAGTGCCATCAATTGAAGTTGTTGCTCCTGCTCCACCAACCCCACCTGTAGTTGGAGTAGGTACAGAAGGTCCACCGACTGCGGTTGCACCTCCACCTCCACCACCTCTAGCTGGAGTTCCACATCCATTTCCACCTGTATTTCCTTGTGGTGGACTAACTGGAGGTGTATTACCTGCTTGACCAGTTCTATTTCCTGGAGTTCCTGGACCACATCTTGCATTTCCTCCACCACCTGATCCACCAGTACCTCCCATGCCACTATGTGCTCCTCCTCCAGTACCCAAACCACCACCTGCTGAAGTAATACAAGAAAAAGTTGAGGGATTTCCATTAGTTCCTACTGGAGCTGGTGCTGGACTTCCACCACCTACACCAGGAGTACCTCCTGCTCCAATGGTTATTGGATAACCTGTGGCTGTAACTGTAATACCTGTTGCTGCTACGAGTGGGGAAGCTGTATATGGAACGATGGGCGCAGTTGTTCCTTCTCTAAATCCTCCTGCACCTCCTCCACCACCGCCTTCTCCTGTTCCACCATCTCCACCAGTACCACCACCTGCTACTACCATATAAGCTACTGCATTATTGGCAGCACAACTCGCAACGCTACAAACGGTAAAGGTTCCTGGTCCTGTAAAAGTATGTTGTTTATAATTTGTACAAACGATGGCTCCTGAACAAGGAGTTCCACCTGTTGCCACTATATAAGGAGGGGCACCTCTAACATTAGAAGTTGAGTCCATTGTATTAATCCAACCTTGTGTTGAATCTACATATACAAAAGTAACGGATTGACCTTCGGTATCTAAAGTTGCATCTTCATTTAATGAACCAATTTTCTCTGAACCGTTGGGTGAAACTGTGACTTTATTTGTTTGCCAAGTGGCTGCGTAATCCGCCATAGAAATAATATCTCCAGCCGAACCTGCTGGTAAGTTAATTGTAATTTCTCCTGCTGTTGTATTTAAAAAATATCCTTTTCCTGTAACACCTGTTACTGGAGAATCCCCTGTGACTTTGGGAGTTGTAATCCAATCAACTGTGCCCGTTCTTCCAAAACCTGTTTGACTAGCACCACATGCTAAAGCAATAGTTTTACCTGACTCTCCAAGAGTTACTGTGCACCCTGAATTTGTTGTGATTGTATTTACTTTAATTGTTGATGCCATAATTTTATTTTACCATTATTTAGGGTATTTGTCCTTTATTACTTTTATAGTTGCTTTCCACCCATCAATTCCATTGTGATAGATGTCATCTAATTGATCTTCTATTGCTGGATATTCGGCTGCTCTATCTCTTTGATATTGTTTAGCATCATATTCAGCTTGTAGTTCTGCTTGTTTTGCTTCTATATCTGATTTAGAAATTGGTGCTGTACCATTTTCCCAAATTAAAGTATTAATATCATCTGCACTAATACTTACTTGTGCTGATGGATTTATATTTAAAACTGCCTCAATAATTGTTATCATTATGCTAATACTTCCATTACAGTTATTGAACCTAAAACTCCTTCACTATTTAAAACCGCTGTTCCACTGCCACATCTCATATATAATTGATAGACAATTGCTGAAGTTGAAGCAGGACTATCTAAATTGCTAAGAGCTATTGAAAATTTAACATTATTACTTCCAGCTTCTTGTTGAACAACTGTCATTCCATCAGTAGCATCTCCAAGATTTGTAGCGTCTCGATATAGAGTATAATAAGAATATGCACTTGCTGTATTATTTTGACCAGAACTTGAAGCTATTATAAAAATTTTACTATCGCTGGCTGAGGGTGTTATTGTTGCCGATAAAGTATTTGATCCCGTAACAAATGAAGTTGATGTAGTAGTTCTTTGTGTAACATCGGTTGCCGTAATAACTTGATTAATTTTTCCACCGCCAAATCCAGTAGCCGTTCCACTATTAGTAATTGTTGCACCTGAAGGCACTGTAAAAGTATCGCCTGAATCTCCAAGTGTAAAAGCAACTCCTGTTGCTGGTGAAATTTTATTAGTTTTTACTTCATCTACAACTGTTAGGCCTGCTCCAGTGGGTACTGTTACAGTATCTCCTGAAGTACCTATCTCTAGGGCTGTTCCTGATTGTGGATCTACTTTATCTACTTCTATTTTGCTCATACAACTACCAATGTTCCTGTTATTGTGATTGTTGCAGGGATAGAAATTGGACCTGCTAAGACCCCACTCTCAATTGTTTGAGTGACATTCAAGCTAGATGCTTGATTGTGTATAAAATCGTCGGGCCCATATGAGCCTCCGATATATTGGATTCCATTTATTGTTGCCGTCATAATGCTCCTTAAGAACTAATTGTATCAATATACGAAGTAACAATATCAACGGAAGATGCAACATCACTGACTGCATACAAATCGTCTCCAGCTTTAAGAACAATTTTAGCTCCCCCTTGAATGAGTTCAATTGCAGAATTTGGTGGAACGCTCACATCTTTAGCGATGTAATAATTATCTCCGCCGTTTACAATATAAACATCCAAAGCAATAGTTGAAGATGCGTGTACATTACAACATCTAATTCCTATTACGGCGTCGTAATCTCCTGCATCTAACAATATTTGAGGACTTGTCCCTACGTTTCTTTGTATATCGTTTCTAAAATCTTGTGCCATAATTTTTTCCTATAATGCGACAGCCATTGCTAATGCAAAGCCTGACGTAGTTTTTGTGTTTAATTGTGTTTGGACCGAGGACGTTGCGTCTAGATATCCTAATGTAGTGGAAGTAACAGATGAGGCTGATACCACTCCACTCACATTGGATTCTAAAGCACGTGACGCGGTCACGGTTGCTAGTTTAGATAATGCAACCGCTGCGGATGCATTAACTTCACTATTGGTAATATCTAAAGCTAATTTGGTTTGAGCAATCGCCGCTGAAGCATCAACACTAGTATTAGTTATAATACCTGTGTTCGCTAAATCTCCTGAAGCATCTAAATAAAGAGCTTTCTCTGAAGGTAAAGTACAAAAAATTTCTTTTGCGCCTGCAGCAAAATCTACTGCATTATCTGAATTAGAACTCTG